AACGAGATAGCGCCCACAACGGGAACGCCACACATACAGGGGTATGTTTACTATAAGTCGCCGGTTTCGTTCAAGTCTGTCAAGAAGCAGTTGCCCGCAGGTTCTCACATAGAACGAGCTAAGGGTAGCCCGCAACAAAACTTTGTATACTGCAGTAAAGACAAAGAATTCACAGAAGAAGGCGAGAGACCACAGCAAGGAGCGCGAACCGACCTTTCAGGAGTAAAAGAGATTATCCAGAATGGTGGAGGAATGCGCGACGTGATAGAGTTCACTGAAAACTACCAAGCCTTGAAAGGCGCCGAGTTAATGCTAAAGTACGTGGAGAAAGCACGAGACTTTAAACCAGAGGTTTTCTGGTTCTGGGGAGAGACTGGAACAGGCAAAACGCGCGAAGCTTGCGAGCTTGCGCCAGATGCTTGGTTAAGTGCGCGAAACCTAAAATGGTGGGAAGGCTACGACGCCCACGAAGATGTAATCATAGACGATTTCCGCGCGGATTTCTGTACGTTTCACGAACTGCTAAGAATCTTAGACAGATATGAATATCGCGTAGAAGTGAAAGGTGGGAGCCGTCAGTTGTTAGCGAAAAGGATTTTCATAACCTGCCCGTATCCACCCGAGAGAACATACGCGAGCCGTGAAGACATAGGACAGCTTCTTAGAAGGATTGACCATGTCCAATATTTTGGAACAGATGTTCTGGAACAGAAGTCTGGGGGTAATACTATACCCCAGACTTTGGAAGACGTAGTGTAAGCGGGACGGAAACGCGGGTCGTATAGTCGCCCGCGCCTCTTCTTTGTGTGAGAAGGGGTACCCCCACGCATAAAGCGTGTGGGGGTACCCCCCTTACACACAAAAAATAGTCGCTAAAGCGACTATACTTTTTTGTGAAGAGGTAGCGAGAATGCTTACGAAATGGTAAGTTCCACTGGTTCCGTGAATACGGCGACGTAGTCAATCTCAATATACGCATTTATGGTAGGCGTAGTGGTGCCACCTTGGCGGTTCTTGACTCCGAAACGGAAGTAAGCTTGTTCAGTTGGAGAGCTTGTAGAGCTTCCCTGAAGTTCTGAATCGTTCATTTGCTTCTTATACATCTTGTAGGCATCAAACGACATGGTGAGCGTTTTCTGAGTCGTTGCGTATGGAATGATAACGCAGGACTTAACGGCGGGATTCTCCATTAGGTCAATATCTGTTTCAGTTGAAAGAGCGTTTCCACGAAGAGACAGGAAGCACTGAACAGAAGAAGCAACACCGACATTAGCATCAGCAATGGACATAGTAATCCTAATGCGTGAGGACTTAACAGCGAAGTGTTGGTAGGCCAACATAATCTGGTCAAAGCCACGCGGTTGGTGTCCGCCCGTTCCTTGAAACGGGTCATAGATGTCATTAGCGCGGTATATAAGTTCCTGAATGGCAACTCCACTGGTTGGAATAAACTGGACAAACTCAGCGTAGCGTAGCTTCTTCGTTGTAATCTTTGGATAAATGCCAAGAGTACGCGGAACGCGTGCCTTGCGATACGATCGGCGCGCATAGGTGCGCTTGGTCGTGCGCTTCGGCTTGGCCTTGGTTGCCCTGCGTTTATAGGGCATCTTATACCATACTGGCCAAAGTCTAATACGAAACAAATATTTATTTCCAACGAGAGGTTGGACATGTAGATATAATAACAATGGAACAGAAGTCCCGAGGTTTCACGTTTACTCTCAACAATCCCACAGGTGAGGAAGTGTGGAACGGTAAATGGATTTACATAATCCGAGGCAACGAGATAGCGCCCACAACGGGAACGCCACACATACAGGGGTATGTTTACTATAAGTCGCCGGTTTCGTTCAAGTCTGTCAAGAAGCAGTTGCCCGCAGGTTCTCACATAGAACGAGCTAAGGGTAGCCCGCAACAAAACTTTGTATACTGCAGTAAAGACAAAGAATTCACAGAAGAAGGCGAGAGACCACAGCAAGGAGCGCGAACCGACCTTTCAGGAGTAAAAGAGATTATCCAGAATGGTGGAGGAATGCGCGACGTGATAGAGTTCACTGAAAACTACCAAGCCTTGAAAGGCGCCGAGTTAATGCTAAAGTACGTGGAGAAAGCACGAGACTTTAAACCAGAGGTTTTCTGGTTCTGGGGAGAGACTGGAACAGGCAAAACGCGCGAAGCTTGCGAGCTTGCGCCAGATGCTTGGTTAAGTGCGCGAAACCTAAAATGGTGGGAAGGCTACGACGCCCACGAAGATGTAATCATAGACGATTTCCGCGCGGATTTCTGTACGTTTCACGAACTGCTAAGAATCTTAGACAGATATGAATATCGCGTAGAAGTGAAAGG